GTGTTATCACAGAGGTGAAGCACTTGAAGTTAGAGCAACCTGATTACTCGTTTTGGGGGACGGACGACGAGTTCGTGGTGAATTGGACTTTACGGCAGTTGGGTTTAACGAAACAATAGGTAGGGAAACCAAGGTTTCCCCTACGACCCCTTCCTTTAAAAAGTATGGGTTCAAAAGGGAACGACGAGTTCCCTTTAAATTATCCGTATATATAAATGCCTACCCCTGCAGACAAGTCCCTCTACGAGAGGGTAAAAAAAGAAGCAGATGAAAAGTTTGATAAACCGAGTGCGTTCAAGAGTGGATGGATAGTCAAGACCTACAAGGACAGAGGCGGAAAATATAGTGGAAAGAAAGAGATGAAAGGATTGACGAATTGGTTTGCCTCCAAATGGAAAGATGTAGGCAATAAGGAATATCCCGTTTATCGCCCGACGAAGAGGGTTAATAAAGATACTCCTTTAACGATAGATGAGATAGACCCGAAGAACTTGCGAGACCAGATAGCACTGAAACAAATAATAAAGGGCGACGCCAATTTACCGCCGTTTCTACCCAAGAGATTTTTATAGGGAAATATATATGATGAACTCGGAGCAAGACCCCGAAGCACTTTTAGGCGTAGTGGAACGAGAAAAAAAGGATTGTTGGTATTATTTCTTCTGTTTGTGTATTTGTTGAAAAATTATTTTATAATGGAATATTATACAATAATGAAAGATAAAGTCGCCCAACGTGAGAGAACCGATGCCCTAGTCGGTGGTGCTAGAACCTTTAATGAGTTCGTGAAAGAAAAGGCAGTCGCCTCCAATATTACTCCTGCATGTGTCCGTTCATTACCCGAAATTAAGGAAGAATGGAAACAAATAAAGGCACAGCAAATGGCGGAGAAAAAAGCGGAAAAGACCGCCACTCGAGAGGCAAAAAAGGCGGAGAAAAAAGCAGAAAAAGAAGCAAAAAAGGCAACCGCCAAGTCCAACGTCGCCGTAGCAAAAGAAAAGACCGCCATTAAAAAGGTCGCCAAGAAGTCCGCAGTGGATACTGAAAATATTAAAATGACCCTGATTGAAAAAGCACACAAGAAATCCCAAGCAGAGAAACCGCCACAAGAACCCAAGGTGAAGGGCAGACCCAAGAAATATGCAACTGCCGAGGAGGCACGTCGGGCAAAAATAGAGCAGACCAAGGCGATCAATAAAGCAAAAAAGGCACAGCAACCCCCGAAGGAAAAGAAAGAGAAACCATCCAAGTTAGACCTTGATGTGTCCGATGCCGAATTGAAGATATATATGGCGAAGACGGATAAGGATTTAGACGATGTACTGAAATCCATTCGCAAGGCAAGTGTGAAATACGACAAGTTAGACGAGTTGAATAAAAAATCATACGACCATACACTCCAAATATATACACAGAAACGCAAGGCATTACTCGAACAGCGACGCAAGGAAGACGACGAAAAAGATGCAGAAATAGAACGAAAAAAGAAGGAGAAGGCGACGGCAAGTCGAGCAGTCAGTCAAGGCAAGGCAGAGAGACAACGCAATATACAGATGTTTAAAGATGCCCGAGGAAATGTTAGACGGCAACGAATGGCGGATTTAGAGGAGGGTGAAATATACGAAGGAAAAGGTTTCAATCCCGATGACTTGAAAGAGTTTAAGAACTACGTCAAAACCACCGACCATCTCAGTCATCATCTAGACGATTTAAAGGAGACACTTGACCCCAAGGATGTTCGGGACTATATCCACTTTACAAAAGAGAAGGCAAGATTGAAGAGCAAATTGGTCGGCGGGTTAGTGCGAATGATTGGTGGCGAAATGACGGATAGTGAAAGCGATAGCGACTCGGACAGCGATATGGAAGGCGGTGCAGGGACTATTCTCGGCAATATAGGCAGAGCATTAAAGACCTCGTGGAATAGACCCGTCCAGTCAAAAGCAGAGCGTCAATACCTAAATGCCGTATTAAACTACGCCGAACCTGCCGTCCTCGCTCCTCTCAATATCCTAGCACCACCCGTCGGTAAAATAGGGGAGGCACAGAGGCAACTGATGAAGTCCAAGGCGGGGGTTTAATGTTTTACCATCAAATTCATTTCTATCGTTTTGTGGGTTGTTGTTTTGTGGACTTCCGAAAATTAGTTTGTACTACGAAGTCTAAAAAATATACCCCTGTTTTTTTTTAGAATAATATGGGAACTGATGAAATACGAAGTCCACAAACCACAAACCACAAAACGCCACCCCGAAATTGATGTTTAACCCGCTTACCCTCAATTTCATTTATAATATATTAAGACCGAAACTGATTTAAAGATTATCTAATAATATAGAATAAACCGAAGATGGAACAACCTGTTCAAACCAAAGAAGAGAAGAAGAGGGCGTACATGCGTGAATATATGAAGAAATACAAGGCAAAGAAATATGCCGAAGATGCCGAGTCTATCCGTCGTGCAAACCGCACTCGTTATTTAAAGAGGACACATGCCGAAGAGATTGATGCCGACGATAGGACGAAATATGGAAACCATCTCGCAGACATTATCGCATTAAGGGAACTCATCAATCGTATCCCACAACAATATATAATTGAAATTGTACAAATATAAATATAGGGAAACCTAAGAAAACACCAGTCCTGCATATTTTAAATAAGACCTCACCTTGTAGTGACTTTAAAAGCGATTGAAATAAAGCGAACTCTTATAAGGTAAGCGATTGAAAATATTATTTTATCGAGGCGACAACCCGTTTCAATAAAATAAAAAGCAAAAAATTGATTCACTTTTTATTTGTCTGCCTAGACGGCAACCGATATTTAAGTATTAAAAAAATTGAAACGGATTTAACCATCACTTTCATATTTAATATATTAACCCCGAAATTGATTTAAAAACATCGCTATATTATAGATTAAAACGATGGCAAATACATTACAAGCATTCTTGAAGGAAAAATATGTGAAGGTGACGAAGGCAAACGCCGACCAAATCACCCACAAGCGTATTAAAGATGAATCAAACCATATCGGTGGCGGGACATATATTATCAAAGGCGAAGACCTCGCAACATTTTACGGACTGGTGTATAATGAAGCGGTGGTCGCAGGGAATATATGGACGCTGACGGAAAGGCAGTCCTCCGACGACCGAATATTGATTGATTTAGACTTTAAGCATGTACACGGGACGCCGAGAAAATGGGACTACGACGACGCCCACAATATTTTACAGGAATATATGGAGCAGTTGAAACTGCTGGTGGATTTTAAGGCAGGTCAGAAGGTGACGGCATATATAATGGCGAGGGATGCCCCCAATCATCTCCCTGATGGGTCAAAGACGAAGGACGGCATCCACATTATTATCAACCTGAAACTCAAACGCAAACTCCAAGCAGAACTACGGAAAAGAGTAATGGCGAAGGCGGTAGAAGAAGGTACGGAGATTAAGGGGGTGATGGATAAACTGGAATTGACGAACGGGTTGAATGATGTGTTCGACGAGTCAATCACCAAGGGCGGGACAGACTGGCAGATTATCGGGTGTCGCAAATCGGCAACGGCAGGGGTCTACAAAATCAAACGGCAATTCAAATACGAATTAGACCCAGCAGACAGAGAGTGGATGCTGGAAATCGGCGACCCAATCCCAACACCACCACCCCGAGAAATATTCAACGATGTAATCGTGACCGCCACGAAAACAGAGTGCGAATTAACCCGAGAGGGACAGCGGATTATCAACCCGACAGCAGAGGCGAACAACCGCAGGGATACCGAGCGACAGCAATTATTAGACACGGCAGTCCCCGAGGATATTATCAAATTATACCAGTGCCTAGACACAGTAAAAAGATGCGGAGCAGGGACGCACAGCAACTGGGTGGGAGTAATGTTGGCGACCAAGGGAGCAATCGGCGATGCAGGGAAGGAGATTTTCGTGGAATGGTCGTGGACATTCGGCGACCCAGACACGAGAGCAGACCAAAACGCAGTTGCAGATTTATACGACAACGCAAACCCGACATCATTAACAGCAGGGTCGCTACATTACTGGGCAAGGGAGGACAACCCTGAATTATACCGAGAATTATTCACGAGACAAGAAAAAGTCATCACGATGAAAACAGCAGAGGAGCAGATGGACACAATTTTAAGAAACGGGTACACAGAATACAAAATGGCGGTATTATTCAAGATTTTACACGGAGATGTCCACGTATGCCAAGACAGAGAGCGGAGAACAATCTACAATTTTACGAATGAAATGATGTGGGAGAAGGATACTGGCGTAATCATACGCCTAAAATTATCCGAGCGACTACCGCCATTATTCAAGGCAAAAATAGTCCAACTGACGGAAGAAGCGGATGCACTCGACCCAGTCGAAGACAAGGAATTAATCTTCGCAATCAAATGCAGAACAGACGGATGCACCAACGCAATAAACAAACTGGAAAGCACCAACGACAAGGAAAAGATATTCAAGGAGATAGCAGATTTATTATACAAACCAAAGTTCCTCGACGACTTCAACCGATCAAAGGACGAACTGCCTGTAAAACCCCGCTCGGTAGTCAATTTACAGACGCTGGAGGTCAGACAACGGACAATCAAGGACAAGTGGACATACGAATGTGATGCAGAGTTCTTGGAAGGCGACAAGTTTAAAGAAGAGGACGAGATGTGGATGAAAACATACTTCCTACAATTATTTAGACACCGAGAAGACACAATGGCGACGACGCTGGATATATTCAAGACCTCACTGAGCGGACGAGTAGTCAGACATATGTTCTTCCTGCTGGGAGAAAAAGGGAGCAACGGGAAATCATTAATGATAAAGGGACTGCAGGAAACATTCACGGGAGCAACAGACACAATCAGTAAGAAAATTATTGTCCAAGACAACAGGGCAACATCGGCACTCAACACGGAGGTGGAAAAACTGGAAAACTGCAGGGTCGCATTAACCTCCGAGTTCGACAAGAATGAAAAAATGAATATTAAGATGATTAAAGAAGTATCGGGTGGCGACAGAATATGCCTCAGAGGAATGCGGGAAACAGAGAGGACAATCAGACCAACAGCAAACTTGTTCGCAGTGACCAACGACATGCCGAGTATGAAAATAAAAAACCCCAAGGAGCAGTCGGCATTCTTCAAGCGGTTAATCATCATACCATTCCACGCCGAGTTTGAAAACAACACCGAGTATGAAGCAAACTTCCTGAAGAAGAAATCACAATTATTAACATTCATACTGAAACACGGTACAATCAGGGAAAAGTTCAACATTACAGACGAGATGGTCTCAGCGGTACAGGAATACCAAGAAGAAAGCACAGCGGACTCATTCAACGACTTTATCAAGGCAAGAATAGAGGTATGCGAATACGAAGTGGACTCCATACAAGGCAGACAAAGCACAAGACTAGACCAAAAATCAATTATAGAGGCATACAATGCATACTGCCAACAACTCGGCAACCACCCCGAGAAAAAGACCCCGACCAAGTGGCACAAGGAAATAATGGCAAAGTTCAACTTCACGGCAGAGGACAGCAAGGAAAGCGGAGGCAAGAGATACTACAACGGACTGCGATGGTTAAAAGAAGAAGAAACCGAAGAATATTAATAAAACAATTATAGTATTATTTACCCCTGAATTGATGTTTAACCCTGTAATCTAATTATATAACTTGTATAAAATTGAATCACTTTTTATTTCGGGGTCTAGGTAGGCAACAAAATAAAGAAGTCAAATATCTAAGAATACTGCAACCAGTCATATTTTAAATAAGGCACAACCTTACTACGAAATTGATTTAAAGACAAAGCGACAAATTGAAATAAAGATGGCATCAACAACCAAAGGACTTACTGCTGAGCAGATTGAAATAGTGAAAAGTCTAACCGATGAGCAGGTCAGTAAGGTATTGGATGTATTAATCACTGGTGCTGATATGTGGGGTGAATATGGATTGAACGGACATTACTGGTGTGAGATGCCCGACGGCAAGATTATAGACGAGTGGTTCTACGACCAGTGCAGAGATGCAATGAAAGTAGGAAACAAGACGCTCAAATACTACCCGTGTGCCAATCCCATCACAACCGCAGTGATGATTAAGAAGGCAAGGGCACTGGTGGATGCGATGGGAGGCGATGAAATCAACGCCCTCATATTTAAAAAGAATGTCGCCCGAAAGTGTATGTTTAACGCCATCGCCAACTGCTACAATCACGGAGGAACGCTACGCTTCGGGTCGCTCGGTTTAGATACGGACTGCGGTTCAGTCACGATGTGGATTTACGGCAACGAAGACTTCAAGACATACAAAGACTACACAAAGGAAACCGAAAATCAAAATGAAAGAATGACTATACGCAACCCGAAAAAAGCAGAGAAATATTTTAGAAAATTGTACACCAAATAATAACTATATTTGTATATTTACTATTTATTTGTAATTAAGTATTTACCCCGATATTAATATAAAGACGATTAGTAATTCAATTATATAATGGTACATTATTCAAACGATTACGGCAGAGCAAAGCAGGAGGAAACACGCATATTTCCATATTTAAAAGAATACTTTCATTCACCCACACTAACACCGACGGCAACTCAATACGAGCAGTATGATTTTATAGACCCCTCATTCAACTACGAGGTAAAGACCCGATTTGATATAAAGAGAGACCAGTACGACACCACACTTATACAGACGGACAAGTTCTATCCACGAGGTAAGTTTATCGGGCGTCCAGTCCGACTTATTTTTAATTTCGTAGACTATTTGTGCTATATTGATTACGACGACGAATTATTCAAAAACTTTTTAACGACCGAGTTTGCCCGACAGAAAGACCAACGCAATCATTCATCGCCACACACTTATATCCCGAGGGAGCACTTAAAAACGATTTGTAAATGGGATACACTAACAAAGTGCGATAATTGCGGTTCAAACTATCCGAGGGATATGATGGCGTATTTAGACGGAGAAGGATTAACGGCAGATTTATTGTACTGTCCCGTATGTGTTGAAAACGAGGGGTTTGAAATTGAGTATAATTAGATTATTTTTTATACATCTCATATATATAAGATGGATAAAACCGAAGAACAGAAGATAGTTGCAGGACGACAAGAAATCAAATCACGAATACCGAAACCATTAACCGATGGAGACATCGAACGCCATACTGGTACGCAGATTATAAAATACAGCGAATTAGATAATTACAAGACCATCGAGGAATTATTACCCACAGACAAGTCGGCAGTTATTATTTTAATTGAAGACCAATTCAATTCGGGACACTGGGTTGCCGTGATGAGATATGGTAAGACCTGCGAATATTTTAATTCGTATGGTGCTAAATATGATACGGACTGGAAGTTTATAACCCGAATGATGCGAATGATACTACAACAAAATACGAATGAGATGACGAGACTGATGGATACTGCTAAAAAGGACGGTTGGAATACTATATGGAATAAACACCGCTTCCAAAAATTAGGTGCTAAAATACAGACATGCGGACGATGGTGTGTATTGCGGATTGAGATGATGAAAATGGGATATACACTACCTGAGTTCTACGATTTTATAAAGAAGCGTGAGAAAGAAATGGGGGAGAAGTCCGACTTTATTGTCGCCAAGTTTGTTGCCTAAACCTTACCATCAATTTCGTTTCTATCGTTTTGTGGTTTGTTGTTTTGTGGACTTCCGAAAAATTAGTTGTACTATAAAATCCAAAAAATATACCCCTGTTTTTTTTTAGAAAAATACGGGAACTGATGAAATACGAAGTCCACAAACCACAAACCACAAAACATTAACCATCAATTTAATATATAGACAAAGGGTTTAAAGACTACCCTGTAATTAATGTATAACCCAGAGATGAACGAACACGACGTCAAAATGATTACCGATGCTCTCACCGAGATATCCAACATTAAGAAAATAGAGAACCTGTCTGCACAATACGTTATATTACAGGAGCGATTGAACCATTATAAATACCTACACAACCTGCACACAGAAGCGATGCGACAAACCATTAACCGAATGGAGGCAAATGGTATATCCGTAGTGTCCGACGATAAATAATTATTTATCCTTTGAATAGTCAGGCATACTCTCATATTGATGGAGTGCCTTTGTTAGATTAAATATGGCGGATAAGTGTGCGGTCAATAATTTACGGCGTTTCACATTCTCCTCTCCCTTCGTATTGCCTAATAGATGTTGAATAGCGTTTGCTTCAATACCACACTTGGTTAAGAGTTCGTTGATTACTTGTGCGTCAATCATTATATATTACTAAACCATTATTTATTCAAAGATATAACGCCGAAAGGGCGGTTAAACATCAATATAAGGGTTAAAAACACATTCTTAAAAAGCAAAAAATTGATTCACTTTTTATTTTAGTACCTGGACGGCAACCGATATTCAAGTATATTAAAAGAAGATACAAACTTAAGAACACACCAGTCCTGCATATTTTAAATAAGGCAGACCTTATCGAACGAGCAACCGAACAAAGTAAAGTAAAACCGATTGAAATAAAGATGAGCGAACAAAATAACAACTGCGAACAGTGTGGAAATAATAAAGAACCCACAGGTGAATGCTTTGACTGCGTGATTAGACCCAGTATGGTGGAATGCGGAATATGCTACAACTTGACGCAGTCTCCCTCACGAGGATTCTACTGCGACCACCAAGTATGCGGTGACTGCTCTAATCAGATAACCACGTGCCCGTTCTGTCGTCGCCCGTGGGACGAAGAAGAGCAACACACCCAACAGGAACACACCTGCGACGAATGCAATACAGGACACAGCACACACTGGCGTAGATTTGTGGACACAGCAGACGGGACAGCAAGAATGGTATGGTGGTGTAATGAATGCTGGGGCGATGAAGAAGACAACGAAGGGGTGGTAGTATTAGAAGAACGACACAACCACGATTAATAAATCAAACAAATAATTATATTTATACATTATATGCCTTTATAATGCGATGACCTTGTAATTAATTATATTTTCTATAAAATTGAAATTCTTTTTTAAATAAGACACAAACCTAAGAACACACCAGTACTGCATATTTTAAATAACCCTTACCCCCGTTATTTACTACGAATTTGATTTAAAGACAACTCGATTGAAATAAAGATGAGCGAACAAAATAACAACTGCGAACAGTGTGGAAATAATAAAGAACCTGATGGATTGTGCTTTGACTGCGACCATCAGAGAGAATGCGGTATATGCTACGAAAAAAAAAGATGGGGATGTGATGGCGGTGATTTTATACAGGGGAACAACTGCGACCACCGTGTCTGCGTTGACTGCTCCGTTAAAATAATCTGCTGTCCATTCTGCCGTAAATCGTGGGAGTTCTTTGAGGACTCTGACGGAGAAGAGGAAGAAGACGAGGAAGCGAGGTTTCAAGCAGAACATCTCGCAGAGTTTCCCGACCACCATTACTGCACTGAATGCGTGTGCTGTATCGGGTGCGGATGCTGTGGATGCGGAGAAGAAGACGAGGAGGAAGACCCTGAAAACAATGTTGAGTATCGTGTTGAGGTTAGATTTATAATCGACTACGAGGGAGAACAAGACAGCGTATGGGTGGAAAATGAACACGGGAGTGTAGAGTTCTTAAATCGTGGTGAAGCGATTGCCAAATACAGAGAGTTAGTCGTCGAACTCGCCGAAGACAGAGTATATTGTCGTATGCCAGTGAGAGCAGTAGCGGTGACCCGTAGCACAGTCCGTTATAGAGAAGACGAAGGAGAAGTAATAGCAATCACCGATTTCACGACAGGAGAACCTACCACGAGAGAAGAAGAATGTAGGAACTGCTACGACGAAAATCACGATTGGTGTACTGGACTGGTCACCTCGAACGAACACGATGGAATGTGCTACGCATGTTTCTCACACATTTAATTATATATTATATGCCTTTCTAATGCGATGACCTTGTAATTTAATTAATTCTGTTTTTTCTATAAAATTGAACGCCTTTTTTAAATAAGACACAAACCTAAGAACACACCAGTCCTGCATATTTTAAATAAGACCGACCTTATTTAAAACCGAAAGCGATTGAAACTAACCGATTGAAATTACTAACAAACCGATTGAAATAATGTCTACATTCAACCACGGAGGACAAAGAAGAACTGCTCAATTCGCCTGTGGATTTACCGCCAGGGGAGCACCAAAAGAAGTTGACGCAAAGGTCGCAAGACATTACCGATTTTGTGATGCGTGTGGAATGAAAGGACAGAAAGTAGACATCCCAGCATTCTCCGCAGTCAATGCAGGAATTAACGGATGGGACGGAATGCTAGGTGGAGGACACACTGGTCTTACTTCCTCCCGAGCATGTATCGCAATCACTAACAACGGACTACCCGATGAAGCAGTCACCAATTTAATCACCACGAATACCACGAGCGGATTTGTGACCGAACAAAAAGGAATCGCCCTCTCCGACGAAAAGTTGGAGCAATTATTCAGTGGTAGTACAGCGTCAGCACTTCTACCCAAGAGTAAGAAAGCGAAGAAAGCGAACAAATAATTATATTTTCACATATTATCTGTATTTACCTGTAATAATCTAACTAACTACCATTTTTTCAACGAATTAATGCTTTTTTTCAACTATAAATGGATTAATACTGTTATAATTTTAAAATTATTGATGCTTTATATAGAAATAATCCAAATATATATGTAATAATCCAACTTTTAGTGCCTTTTTTCAACATTTTATAATATTTTCAATAATATATAATGGACGAACCCCTATTAACCCCCAACGAAGAACGTTTAGTAGTATTGCCTGTGGAACATCAGGATATATGGGAGATGTACAAGAAAGCAGTTGCCTCATTCTGGATTGCCGAGGAGGTGGACTTATCAAAGGACTTAAGGGACTGGAATAGACTGACTGACGACGAGAGGTATTTTATCAGTATGATTTTAGCATTCTTCGCTGGGGCAGATGGTCTCGTGAATGAGAACCTGACCTTTCGCTTCTATAATGAAGTGCAGAACTCGGAGGCACGACTATTTTACGGGTTTCAAGTTGCGATGGAGGGCATCCATCAAGAAGTCTACGCCACCTTAATAGACACCTATATAGCAGACCAACGGGAGAAGACCCGATTATTTAACGCCATACAGGAGTTCCCCTTTATACGCAGTAAGGCAGACTTCTGTTTAAAGTATATGAAGTCGGGAGATACATTCGCTACTCGTCTCGTTGCATTCGCATGTGTGGAGGGTATAATGTTCTCGGGTGCTTTTTGTAGTATATTCTGGTTTAGGAAGAGGGGTCTATTGAATGGTCTTACATTCTCTAACGAACTGATAAGTCGGGACGAGGCATTACATGCCGAGTTCGCCGTCCTACTATATAGCAAACTGAAATACAAATTACCGCCAGATGCCTTCTATTCGGTGGTACGGGAGGCAGTGGATATTGAGATACAATTTATATGCGGGGCGTTGCCGTGCCGTCTTATCGGTATGAATAGCGACCTAATGTCTCAATATATCAAGTTCGTTGCCGACCGACTCTGTCTCCAAATGGGATACTCTAAATTGTATAGCGTATTAAACCCTTTTAGTTATATGGAACTCATCTCGCTCGAACAGAAGTCCAATTTCTTTGAGGCAAAGGTATCGTCGTATGCTTTGGCGAATAGGGAACAGAATGGCGATGTCTTTGAGTTCAACGGGGATTTTTAGTTCGCCTTATTTAGGCAATCCCTTCGTTTTATTTTAGTTATATACTATATAATGTCTGCCCTTTCTCTAATCGGTCAATTCTCTACTTTTTCTGTCGCTGTCCCTAATGGTGGTGCTGGAAACGGAGTCTCAGGTGTATTACTCACAAAAATATTCCCTGCTGGGACATATATGGGTAGTATTCTAGTTGAAATTGTAGGTGCAGGAGTCACCACTGGTCGTTTTGTCGCTACCTTTGACGGAGGATATGTTCTTTGGACTATTACTGGTGCGGACGGCGTTGATGATACTGCTCTTGGAACATTCTTTTTTACTTCCGATGGAATACTCCCTCTCATCGTATCAGCAGTAGGAGTCGGAGGAGCGTGGACTTCTCAACCTACCAACTTAAACCTCCGACAAATCGCCTAATTTAGGCATATTGGATTTCTGGCGGTAAACGGCGAACCGACGCTGTTTTTAGGAACTCTCCCGTGTAGGGGACTTTCTATTCTACCCTTCTAATCTATTTTCGTATTACAGAAAAAAAACCTAAACGAGCGTCAGTTCGCCGTTCACCGCCGAAAAATAATCGTCGTATATATTGTATTAAAATAATCTACAATATATATAAGATGTCGCAACTAAATCAAGTTAAGAGGGATAATTCACCCGACCAAGTGTATTACGATGTGACGATAACAAACTTTCAGTCGCAGGACACTTTACCGCCAGTGTTCTATTATAATGAGTCAAGAACTATTCCGTTTATTAACTGCCCCGAAGATTACTATTTAAGCATTATTCGGTTTAGCGTGGATACAGGCACTCTTCCCGTTTGGATACCAAGCATCGTCCCATTCTCTGCAAACCCGAATACAACCATCTATAATATCACACTTACTTACGATGACGGGACTACCGAATACACGAGTGGGGCAACCCCGATGACCTTTATTCCACAAGACCGCACGACAGGTATTACTCCTTCTCCTCCTAGCACGACTTCAAATGGTCTTCAAATCAACGACACAGGATACTACAACGTCTATTCCTACCAATATATAGCGTATTTAGTGACGGAAACATTCAAGACCGCCCTAGCAAGTTTAGTAGCAAATGTGATTGCGGGTGGTAGCACGATGCCCACTTACGATATTTACGCTCCCAATCAAAACGCAACCGCTCCACCCTCAGTCACCCCAGTCACACTATCATCGGACGATTTACCGCCATTGTTCCAATGGGACACATCTAGCGATACTGGGTCTATTTTCGCCATTCCACAATACGATTTGAACCCCGACGTGAACCCTGGTTTAAGCGGTAATAACCCCATCAAAATATATTTTAATGCCCCGATGTTTTATTTGTTCCAGTCCTTCCCCGCCACTATTTTCGGTTATAGTAATGTAGGCGGTGATGAGAACTTCCAAATAGAGGTGGTTAATCAAGGGGGATTGAATACCCAACTCATCACTCCACCGCAGTATGATGTAGTCAACCCTGCGTGGACTACCCCGCCATTATCCATTCCATATATTTCTACTTATCAAGAGACGAGTACCATCGGTGCTTTATCCCCGATTACCGCAATTGTATTTACGAGTAATACGATGCCGATTACACCCAATCAAGTCAGCACTCCTCTCATATTATTTAACAATCAACAGATAGGATTTCAGGGCAACAATGCAGACATCGCCAACATCGTGACTGATTTAGTAAGTAGCACTGGGGCGTACCGACCATCGTTGGTATATGAACCACAGGCACAATATAGACTGATTACTTTGAACGGCAACCGCCCTCTCTTCAATTTAGACCTTCAAATATTCTACCGATTAAGAAACGGACAACTTGTACCGTTCCGTTTAGCAAGTGGCGGGTCGGTCACTATTAAACTCGCATTCTTAAAGAAGGACGGAGGAGGTCAGTCCGAACAATCCCAACCGTTGGCACATTTAAGTCCCTCATTTAGTGGAAACGGGGGTCAAAAAGGAGGTAGACGTATGTGTTAATTATTTAGCGGAGAGTCTGCCGATATTTTATAATTGTATATTATATAATGTCGGACTTTAAAACAATCCTCGTCAAAGACTCCGTTATAGGTGATATTACGGCAGATTTAGACTTCGCAGTCAAATCAGGTGCTTCTCAAACCACTTTCCAACCGTTTCCTTCCACAAGTGCTTCCAATAGTGCTCTCATTTGGAACGTCCAAGTTCCATCTGAGAACGTCGTGATTGGTCGTGATGTTCTACTCAACACTGCTCTCTGTATTGAATTGTCGTATGGTGGTGGAGTTCCTATTGGCGAGAGTGTGTGGTCATACGGCAACACTGATGCATTCCAAGCATTCCCTTTGAACTCTTTATTTACTACTGCTACTGCTCAAATCAACAACACAACGGTTTCCATCAACACCAAGGATGTCCTCCCCTCTTTGTTGAGAATGAATAACAGTAGAGAACTTTACCGTTATAACTCGATGACCCCTGCTCTTCCCGACCAAGCATACGGGGCATACGCCGATGGTGTGAACGCCACCAACAATCCATTAGCATCATACAACACTGCCTCGTATGATTTAGACCAAGTCCCTCGTGGAGCATTCCCTATTATTTACAGGGTTGCCCGTTTCGTCGGTGCTGTCTTTCAGGACAATAGTGAAATCTCTACTGGTGTAGTAAACGAAAACTGGAAGATTGGTGTAGCGACAATTGTGACTGAACCTATATTCTTGTCCCCCTTTATTTGGTCTAACCCTGAATACAACTGCCAAGGTCTTCTAGGCATCAACAATATGGCGTTCACGATGAATATTGATGCGACCGCTTCCCGTGTTTGGTCTACCGCCTCCCCATACTTCACTGGTATTGTTTTAGGAAGTCCTAACGCAAATTGCTTCAATCAGTCAAGTGCCTTTGCTCTTCCCGCCACCCCTGCAGGTCAGACATCTCTTATCAGCAACACCCTCGGTGTCCCATCTCTTCTTTTCAAGTTCCTTTCTACTCAACCATCTGATTTAATCCAAACCAAGAACGTTGTGCCTTATATGGACTTCCCCCGTTATTTGACTTCATCTGCTAATAACCCCACATTCACCACACTAGGACAATCAGGTCTTAGAGTGAATAGTTCCAATCTCCAAATCAATCAAATCCCAGATTATTTCATCATTACTGCTCGTATCCCAATGTCGCAACAGACTCCACAACTCTCGATGTCCCAGTTCGTCATTCAAAATATCAGCATCAATCTCAACAATCAATCAGGTCTATTGTCGTCTGCATCTCAATATGATTTGTGGCGAACATCAGCAAGGAACGGGTCAGCACAATCCTGGGCGGAGTTTAGCGGTCTTCAAAGTTCCTTTACCAACGGAGAGTCGCAGAACATCGCTACTACTGGTTCTGTCCTTGTCCTATCTCCTCCTTACGATTTATCACTTCCCAACTACATTAGTAGCGGTTCTCTCGGCAATTACAACTTCCAATTTTCAGTCACATTAGCATCACAGTATCCTCAAGAAATATACGACCTGTTCCCTGGAAGTGGTGCTGGAACTTTCGCTATTCCAATTGAACTTTGTGTCGTCTGCGTTAATTCAGGCATCTTCTCTACTCAACAGGGTGTGTCTGCTGTCTACACTGGTATATTAACTAAAGAGATGGTCTTGTCGTCTGTTAATGGTCAACAAGCATCTGCAATGACTTCTCAAGAAACAAAGCGTATGATTGGCGGACAAATGCTTAATGGTGCGTTGACTGCTGTTCGTGGTATGATGAATCAACGCAGAGGTATGGCGTCCAGTGGCGGAGCGATGGGTCAGGCAACCAGCGGTGCTGGAAAAGGAATGTCTAAATATTGTTAGATTTTTTTCGGCGGGGAACGGCGAACTGACGCTGTTTTTAGGAAGTCTCCCGTGTAGGCGACCTCGTCTTCTATCCTATTTATCTGTTTCCGTATTTAGGAATTAAAACCCAAAACGGCGTCGGTTCGCCGTTCGCCGTCCAATTAAAAATCGGGGTCAATTATTCAACTCTCATTATAAATTAAAATAGTATTCTAATATATAATGCCACAAGCGAACATTACTTACGACACGGGGTATAACCGTAGATTAAAGTCTTTATTAGACGAAATGGACGCAAAGCACTGGAACAACGGTACATCCCAATATCACCCCAGTATGATGGGGTTTAAATTATCCAATTTTCACGGCGATTACGCTGGTGAACCAAGTGCGAAGATGATGGTCGGCGGAGGTACACATGCAGACCAGCACTTCATCCACCCAGGCAATTCACCTGCCTATCCTCCATATATGATGTCTAGCGGTATGTTAGTCAATTCGGGAGGTGCATTTATCGGCGTGGATGGTGCTATCGGTGGTTATTCGTTAAATGACTTCGGTAGAGATGTCGGTAAAACTGCGTTGGATGTAGGTAAGCAACTCCTCGTCGCCAAACTTAAAGGGGGTCGTAGAAAGAAGGGAGGGGCAAATGTAGGAGAACAAATTGCTTCCGTCGCCAAGAACCTTGCTCCATTCGCTCCTCTCCTTCTCGCTGCAGGAAGACCTGCTCCAAAATCCAAGGCAGATGTAGTGGATGCGTTAAAAGATTTAGGGGCAAAGAAGTCCCATTCTCTCAAAAAATTAAAAGAGATTGTGATGAAAGGAGGTAAATATTCGTTAAATGACTTCGGTAGAGATGTCGGTAAAACTGCTCTGGATGTAGGTAAGCAACTCCTCGTCGCCAAACTTCAAGGAGGTAAATATACGCTCGGGGACTTCGGTAAAGATGTTGGTAAAACTGCTCTGGATGTAGGTAAGCAACTCCTCGTCGCTAAACTTCAAGGAGGCAGGAAGAAGAAGGCGACCAAAGAAGGCGGGATTAATTTAAAAGATGTAATCGCCTCAGCAGTCCCGACTGTTTCCAATTTAGTCAAATCTGCCGACCCTGCCGTGAAAGATAAAGTTGCCTCTGCCGTCAAGTCCGTTGTATCCAAAGTCAAATCTGTTTCGGGTGCTGGTCGTGGTCGCTCTGCTAGAACTGCTATTGTGAAGAAGGTGATGAAAGACCGTGGTGTTAGTATGATTGAGGCGAGTAAGATTGTTAAATCCGAAGGTCTCTATTAGATTTTATATATCAATATAGTATAATATGCCACGATTTTTACATCAAGGAGACCCAGATTTAAGTGATTTAAACCGAGCAAAAAAACAACTGAATCGGGACTACGCAAAGCAATACCGAGCACAAGATGGCAACCACGACAATTTAGGACAAACTGCAGACAAAGACGCAAAGTTCAACGCATTAAGCACCCGTCTCACGGGTCTATACACTTCATTAATGGATTTCGCACAAGCGTTAAACGTCCCAGTATCTATATTAATAAACCCCATCGCTTCATTTAGACCAACACAAGTAGGACAATTACAGCAATTAAGCAGTCGTATTTTGTCCGAGGTAAGAGCAGTAAATACCATATTCAGTAGTTTAAAAACCTTTAATATTTTTACTCCTCCCGAGGCACAGCAACTCCAACAATCCGTCCAAGAAATAAACGATGCCCAAGCATTACTCGTAGGAGCAAGTCAACAACTCGGCAATTCGCTTACCGCACAACAAATAGACGCTCTGATTGAGGTATTCAGTGGTGAATTATCACTCCTATTACAATTTTTAAACGGAGCATCCAGTAATTATAGGGCGATAGAACAAATAGGGAGAGGTTGGACGTTTGATAGCGTTTTGGACAACACCTTACACTCTGGTCTCGGGGCACTAGATAATGTGTATAGTGCTTATAAAGGAGGAGCGATCGTCCCTGCCTATAACGGCGAAGGACGCTTCGGATCGGATGGATACAGAATAGGCGAGTTTTTTACTTACTCATCGCCCCGCAGATTTTACTAACAAAATGATTTAAAGACTATTCAATAAATTATTTTAAAAATGGAAGAAGAATGGAGAGTAATATTTGATAATTACGAGGTTTCAAACTGGGGTAATGTTAGGAGTAAAAAGTTTATCGGTCGTGGATTAAAAAAAGCATACACAGGCAAAGACGGATATTTACAAACTGGGTTGTGTTATAATGGACGACAGAAGACTTGGAATATTCATATTTTAGTTGCGATTGCGTTTTTAGGAGAAAGACCCGATGGGATGGTTATAGACCATATTGATAGAAATAGGACGAATAATAGAGCGGACAATCTTCGGTATGTTTCTAACAGGGACAATATATTAAATAGTGCAACCTATAAATATCCCAACTCCACGCCCGAAGATAAACGAAAAAGACACAACGAGGCAGTCAGTAGATATTATTTTAAGAAGAAGGCATTAATGAATTGAAAATACTATATTATAATCTATATAATATTTATAATATGGTAAAAAAAGGAGGCAAATTATCTGCACGTGATTTGAAAGGGTTAATAGATCAATCGTATAACAAAAAGAATGAAGACTACGGGGATTATAAAGTGGATAAGAGTTTATCCGATGCCGAAGTAAAAGTGTTTAGAAATGAGAAGACGGGACAAGTCGTCGTCGCCCACCGAGGTACGCATTCATTAGGCGATGTTTATTTAGACACCCAGTATGCTCTCGGTAGGGATATTACAGGTAGTCGTCGTTATAAGCATTCGGCAGACATCCAGCGTAAAGCAGAGGAGAAATACGGCAAGGAAAATGTCTCCACCATCGGGCACAGTCTGGGTAAAAAATTGGCGGAGGTCGGTAAAGACTCGCACGAAGTCATCGGCGTAAATGGAGCGTTTAATGTGAAGGACGCTTTGAAACCGACTGCCGACAACGAGTTTAATGTCCGTAGCGCCGTGGATGCCGTCAGTGGTCTGTCTGCTCCCAAGGGCAAGAATGTCCTCACTATTCCTGCACAATCCGCCAACCTATTAACCGAGCATTCCAGCGATGTTTTAAACCGAATAGACCCCGATACGATGATTGGTCGGGGACAATTGAAACGCCTGTCTAAAAAAGACCTGAAAGATGCTATTAAAAAGTTCCCGAAAGACAAGCGGACGAAACTGACGGGCAAGTCCAAGAAGGATTTAATAGACCACTGTTGTGCTAGTTGTGCGTTAGATGGTTAAACATCAATTTCGGGGTAAGGGTTTTGTGGTTTGTGGTTTGTGGACTTCGGTTTTAATCAGTTCCCATATTTTTCTAAAAAAAAACAGGGGTATATTTTTTGTATTTTATAGTATGAACTAATTTTCGGAAGTCCACAAAACAACAACCCACAAAATAAAGAAATCATTTTAATGGTAAGTTAATAGAAGTAGAATGGATAGATTTATAGGCGGGGTTCTTACCCACAAGTTCAGGGTTAACCTTGAATGTACCATTAACGACGATGGGTTTATACGGGACTTCAACGAAGTTTCCACGGGCATCCATTACTTTCGGCATTATATACTATAATTAGTTATTATTAGTTCTGGTCTAAACGCTTTCTGTTTGGACACCTTACGATGGGAGTAGGCATTCGGGACTTTGATGGGTTTAATATGAAATTGACGGAATAAATCTCGAATGCGTTTGCTGTCGTTAATCGTCAGTAAAAAGTCGCCCTTGATTTTGGAGAGGACTTCTTTGAGGCGTTCAAAATCGAACTCGGTGGACTGGGCATACCCGAACTCCTTGGCGGTATTCTCATACGGCGGGTCAATAAAAAAAAAGGTGTCTGCATTATCGTATTTCTTCACGACTGCCTCGTAGTCCTTATTCTCATATTTTACCCCTTTCAATTTCTCCTTGTATTCACCGAGTAGATTTAACACTCGGTCAACACCTCTCGTCTGATATATATGTTTGGAATCGGTGACGGGTTTGGAACTATAACCAGTACATGTGCGTATTTTTTCTAAAATAAGGCGGTCGGCAATTGAGTCGCCGTGGTGGTCGAAGAAGTGTTTAATAGCGGTTAGATTTTTCGGGGCATGTTTATACTTGGCGGGGTCTAGCGGAGCATTCTGTATTAAACGGAAATTGGCGATGGTTTTTTTGTCTAAATCATTTAAGATGTTTTGTTCTGCTTTGTCCTTGTTATAAAATATTGCCCCACTTCCAGCAAATAACTCCACATACCTCTTGTGCGGTGGTATAAGTGGGATAATAATGTTTCGGATAGGGTATTTATTGCCCTGACGGCAAAATGGTGGTGGTAAGGTTCGTTCTGTGTCTGATTTATCGTCCGCCATATATAGTATTTATACATTATATTATTATAAGGGATAAAAAACGGGGTAAAAAAGGTTAAAAAATTATTTTACAGGGCGGGTCAACCACATTAAAGCGTCATTTCGTCTGCGTTCATTATTAAAAATTAAAAAAGTCCTGCCTTCTCCTTTGAAGTGTCTCGTCTCCTCTCCGAATAATTCCCACATCCCCGCATCGAACTGGTTTTCTACAACCTTTTTGTCGTGGTGACTAGTGAATGAGACATTTGATAAGATAATTCCCGACCACTTCTTTCCGTTAATATCGGCAACGGATTTAGGTACAATAGTAGTACTATCGGGGTTTTCCTTGTAATTTAATCTCGCCATCTTCAATAAAGAGTGAGTAATTTTCTCGGAAAAGGGACACACATTAATGTCCCCTTCGGCATCCACTCCTAACGCCCAGGATGCAGGTCGGTCGTCCTTGGGGATTTTTTTCTCTCCGTGTCTCTGATTGTTTCGTTTGCGACAAAAGAAATCCCAACAAATAACATTCCTCGATAATTCTAACCAACCATCGTGTGCCTTATCGACCTCAGTGATGAGGTTGAATGGTTTTTTTAAGAGTTCATACTTGATACAGAGTAGCGTTAAAACGTCTTGGTGAAGGGTTCTCGTCACGACGTCGTGGACTTTTCTCTCAACCTTCACTCTGACTGCTTGGGCAAATGTAGAAACGTGGATGAGAGCATCTCGGTACGCTTTCTTCAAATCGACTACCTTTTTACGGACGTTTTCTAGTTCTAGGATTAGGTCTTGGGCGTGGTAGTAGATGATTAGATTATCGAACTCCTTGTGGATGTCTCCACCACGAACTACAGTCAACAAACGCATATTGTTGCGTCCATCCGTCTCTTCTTGGATATACTCAAAGAGGTTCGTTTTTTTATCTTCCCTGTCCCAGTCCACTATCTCTACATTTATTTCCCTCGCCAACGTGATTAAGTGGTCGATGTTCATCATCTTTATTTCAATACAATCGGTTTAAAAAAAATCGCTTTGGTTTTTACTTTTAAATAAGGTCTGTCTTATTTAAAATATGCCTGACTGGTGTATTCTTAGATTATTGACTTCTTTATTTTTTACAAAAAATAAAAAAAGAGTAGATGTTGGATTAGAAAAAGTAATTTAGTTTTCTGTAAGATTATACAATCTTAATAATTGATACATTTTCCGTTTTTATTGTTGGGGGGGTGGTCGCAAATGCTCCCGACGATACAGATAAGTATATACTGCTATAAGTATCGTTGAAAACTGTGTTTGCATTATAAAGAACTACCGTAAATATACAAGAATAAACTTGTGTGGGTTGTAGTGTGAATTCTGGTTGTTGTTGGATACCGACAGGAGACGCACTTTGAGATACACTAATAGTGCATTCTGAGATGTCTATCGGAGCAGTGTCCAAATTATCAATAATTACTTGGAAACTTACTAGATAAACCCCTGCTTCTAATATTGGTTGCGGGGGGAATGGAATTACAGTCGTTTCTGGGTTTGATAGATTTGTTACTACCTGTGTGTCACTATAATATACCAATTCACTACCACCACCACCAGTTCCAAAAATAGAGGGTTGTTGTCCGATGCCTGAAAGAATGCTCATTATATAATAGGGTGCTATTTTTTTCGCCGTTCGCCGTCAGATTTCCTCCAACTGGATACGGAATAGTATCATACACTTCTTTAATTCTTGGAGGGTATATTCTCGGTAATTCGGTACGTGTGTTCGCTCTTGTGCCTTGTAGTAACCATCTAAAAAACGGATTAAATCCTCCCGTTTCAATTTATCCAACAATTCTCGCTGTCGTTTCTCCATTATATAATCACGTGGTTTATTTATATTTGGAGTTAAACTCACGCTGTAAATCTACTAAATTATCCAGTAAATCGGTCTTGTCGCCCCACAGGAGTTTCATACTAAAAAGGGACGGACTCGGAATGAGATTATCTATTCGGTATTTCTCTGTCTTGTTGGCGTAGTGTCTTCGGCGGTAATTCTCCCGCTTCGTCTTGTCCCCGTGGTCTATATAGGTGCTTCCTTCCTTCGCTCCAAAATTGAAAGTATAGTCTCGGTCATCAATATTTAAGACAATTTTAAATCGTTTTGTGGGTAATTGAGACGGCAATAATTCTACTATTTCTACGGGCATTATATTATAATAGTAATATATATTATAATGCTCTCAAAACCACGCAAAATTAATCAGTTGAATAATGAAACGGGCGATGTAATTAATCTATTCGCAATAAGGGGTAAAAAACGGATTATCGGGTCTGCATCTTTACGGGCAACCCAGTACGCCTCCGACTACGATATCGAGACGATGTTAAACGGGGTGTCGCCTGAAACCATCGCAAAGATGCTCCAAAAGGCGTACAAAGAAATAGGCGACGATGTGTGGGTCACCGACTTCAAATGTGGATACGACGAGCGACTGGTATATAACGGCGACTACGACGATAAGTCCTTGAAAAAATACTTGAAAAATCCGCTTATAAGTGCTAAACAACGCCGAGAAATATTGAAGGCAACTGGCGAGGATAGAATAGAAAAAGTCCGTGATTTGTATATTCTCCGCTGGAAACATGCCGATGTAATACGGGGATATATTAATCTGTGTGATGGGACGAACTACCCCCTGTCGTGTGCGATAATGGATAAAACGATGATGAAAATAGACCTTATTGTGAAAGTAGGCAACCAGTTTGCCGAGGTGTCCGAGAACTACTATATAAAAGTGGGAGGTGAAACCAACTATACGAAGATGCCGTCCAAAAAGGAATTGGAGGCAGATTTAGAAGAAGACATCCAGTATTATTCCAAGATAGACAGTTTTAAATCGTTGAAACGCCTATTCTCTCTCCTACAGTTAGAAGGGGCAAAAAAGAACAAACCGAAGATGGATAAATTGGTGGGGTTCTTTAACGGGCAGGTCGGATTATTAAACAAAATAAAGAACGAACTGGGTATTTTAGAGATATTATTGGAGCAACCGAGGAAACCGAAATGGGAGGACGTGGAAGCAAACCTGCAGTTTATAAAGGAGCAAATATCGAGCGTGTACCAAGTCCCACTGACCGAGGGTGTGTTCCAAAATATAGACAAAATAACGGATAAGACTGCTGTGCGAGATATTCGGACTCTAAAAGACTACTTCCAAAAAAAGATTAATACAGAGAGCAAGGAGTTTCTTACATCGTTGTAAAAAAATAATCTAATTATAATAAATAGAATGTCCGCACTTAATTTTGAAGACGAAGGATTTCAAATCGCCCTATTAGAAGACGACGAAATTAAAGATAAAAAGAAGTATAAAATCCTCTGCTTGGGGGATAAAAAAAAGGTACAGTCTCCTCTCAACGAGGTCAGACTGAAGGACAAACCCAACCTGCATTTCCAACCTATCCCGAGTAAGCAAACCGAACGACAGATTAGATATGTGACTGGGGCATCGGGTTCGGGCAAATCCTATTGGACGAAGGAATACATCGAGGAATACCACCGCATGTATCCCAAGCGAGAAGTGTATATTATATCCTCTCTCGCTGACGATAAGACACTGGATAAATTGAAGTTCTTGAAGAGGGTGAAAATCCACGAACCAGGGTTTATCCACGACGCAATCACAGCAGAGGATTTTAAAGACTCGTGCGTCATCTTTGACGATACGGACTGCCTAGTGAATAAACACCTGAAAAACAAAATTGACGGCATACTGAACTCGGTATTGGAGACAGGCAGACACTTTAATGTGGAGGTCGTATATACCTCCCACTTGGCGTGTAATGGAAAGGAGACCCGCCGTATTTTAAACGAGTGTAAATCCGTCACCATCTTTCCCTCTGGTCTCGGGGGTAAAGCGATGAAGTATTTGTTAGACAATTATTTCGGTCTAGACAAAGACCAAATCAAGAAAATAAAGAAACTGCAGTCCCGCTGGGTGACCATCCAGAAAGGATACCCAATGTGCGTGATGAGTGATAAGGAGTGCTATATATTGAATACCGAGGACGATGATTAAAGAAACCGACGGGGTTGGTAATCGGACGGGTTGGCGGGATACCCTCTGGCGACTATTGTTTGTCCAGGGTCTTTTAACCTGTTGATTGTGTCCTGAAAAAACGCAATCCGTCTTCTCTGCGTATTTCTTTGTTCCTCGGTCAGTGCGTTGTTGGGGTCTGCTAATATATTTTTAATTTCTTGTATGCTCTCTCTCAACTCACCTATTCGTTCTTGGACTTCTTCTGGTAATCCCCCGCCTTTTAACCCTCTACCTCTCGCAACCATATTATCACCTACTTGGATTTGTTGTTGTATTTCATCTCGTCTCTGTGTTAGTCTACCCAGTAAAGCACGTCTGTCGTCTATTCTTGCCTGTTGTCGCCTAATTGCGTTCTGTAATTCTAATAATTGCCTTCTTGCTACATTTTGTTGGTGTGGTGTCCCATTTTGTGTCGTATTAAGTAATTCCTCACGCCAAATTACAGCATTTTCGTATGCTCCAATTTCGTTATCTAACTCTTGTGTATGGTGGTTTATTGCCTGATTATATTGCTGTAATCTTACGGGGGGCGGGACTGCTGGTGGTTCTCCGTAGTCTACCTCGTTATCCCTTTCGGGTGGTTCTTCTCTTATTTCACCGCCTTTTAACCCTCTACGACCGAGACCTTGCATATCCTGATTAAACACGTTCTCCCAGTGTGCTTGGTCGGGAAAATCATCATCATCATCTTCGTCGTTTCTATTATATTTCGTGGAGGGTTCATCATCTTCATCACTGAGGGAATAACCATTATCCAACGCCTCTTCGTTAAGTATAGTAAGGATGTCTGTATATACCTGCTGTGCTTCCTCTGCGAGTTGTTGTAGTTCATCTGCTTCTTCTTGCAGGGTATCTCTCTGTCTGATGAGTTGATACATATTTGGACGATTCGGGTTCTGCATCATCAGGATATCTAACGTGTGTATTTCAGAGACTACTAACTGCAACCTCGGCACAATTGTGTCTGCGAATGCTTCGTTAAATGTTTCTGTTGCACGTGCGATGTCTGCTTGTATTTGTGCCTCAGTGCGTCCCGATGGGCGACTTCTCTTCGCCCCTCCTTCTAAATATTTATTTTTACCTATTTTACGGATAGAAAACGGCATTATATATTACGAAAATATTATATAATGGGTTAAGTCGGGGTATAAAGGTTTACCATCAAATTCATTTCTTCGTTTTGTGGTTTGTTGTTTTGTGGACTTCCGAAAAATTAGTTGTACTATAAAATCCAAAAAATATAGGGGTGTTTTTTTTTAGAATAATATGGGAACTGATGAATTACGAAGTCCACAAACCACAAACCACAAAAGTTAAACATCAATTTCAGGGTAAAGGAACGGTGCTTCGCTTAGTCCTGTTTAATGTAGTTATTCATCGCCACATCGACCGAAGTCCCCATACTAGCAACATCCTTCTCCATCTCCTTGGTTTTATCGCCGTATTTGTCCGTCAGATAGGAGGCACGGAGCATCGAGACCCCGACCTTCTTGCCGAATATTTTATTGAGAATGCGGGTCATTTCCGTCGAGGTGTTAATCGCCTTGCCGTCGTAATGCACCAAGAAAGGCACAGGGTCTCCCCCCTTCTTTTTAAGCATCTTCGCCTCGGGATGGAACTTCAAATAGACCTCCAATACTGCCTTCAAATCATCGGGGACATCGGCAACCACTTGCTTGTATTTCTTCTGGGTCTTGTAGTTATTAAATACCCACCTCCACGACTTACCATCAATTTCAAGGTAGTTCTTGGAAGTATCCTCGGGTATGCCCCGTGAAATCATCATCTCGGTATAGTCCTTATTACGGCGGGGAGGTTGTAGGGTATAAAGGGATAAAATCACGGCATTCAATAATCTATTATACTGGTCTTCGGTTAGTTTCTTTAACCCTTTCACCTCGTCAATAACGGATGCTAAATCTGTCCTCTTCTCGTGGACGGCAGATTGGTCTACCCAGTTCTCCTTCACTTTGTCGGTCTTTAAAGTATTGTCCTTCAACTCTTTATTAAGCGTCATTAATGGTTCGTAAAACTTGGCGTACAGGGTCTTGTATTTCTTCTCGGGTCGGTTATTTAGGGCAGACACGATGGCGATTAAATAGGTACGGCGGGTATTCGGGGTTAAGGCATCCAGTCTCTCCATTATATCTTTTTTGGATAGGAAGTTGAGATTGGTTATTGGTTTCCCGTTATTCAATTTGGTTAGGTTGTGCGTATATAATTTACGACTAGATGCCGAGATATCGGGTTTCAAAGAGAATGGGTTAAAGTCAGTCATTATAAAGTATTGCTAGATTATTTTTATTGTATTTGGATATAATATAAAATGCCCGAGATTTACTCAGAGGGATTTTGGATTACACTGGCGGGTCTCATTATAGGGTTTCTAGGATTAACCATACGGGCATGTCTTAAATCAAAGTGCGATGAGATTGCTTGTTGCGGTTGCCGTATTCATCGTGCGGTGGAAGTGGAGGAGCGGATAGAGGAACACAACACACAACTAAATATACGCCCGAGTCCATCAGACAATAATATTTAGATAGTATATAATGTCGGGAACTTACTTTACGCTAAACCAGAAGTATAACAATCTCAGGACGCAAGACCACGGAGGTGGTGGTGGTGGAGGTGGAGGTGGAGGAATATACACCGCAATAGGTATGGTGAACATCACACAATACGGAGCATCTACCGCATTACCCGATAATACCGCTTTTATACAGGATGCTATTAATGCTGTTGCAGTAGGAGGAACGCTGTATATTCCACAGGGCACATTTATCATTCTGGGTAGTCTAACCATTAACACCTCCTTCAATATTTTCGGAGTGGGAACCATCAAGGCAGGTGGGGCAATGCCGTATATGTTGGGACTGAATGCATCAGTGGATATGTTCGGTGGACTAACGATAGATGGAGACTCACTTGCAGTCATCGGTCTCAGACTACTCAACACTATTGTGGTAAGATTAAATAATGTGGAAATAAAACGTTGCACTACTGGAATATCGTCTTCTGCGTTAAGTAGCATCAGTCTAACCCTCGTGGATTGTCTGATTACAAATATGACTGGAACTGGAATATCATATCCATCACCAGTCATCACCTCACCTGCTATACCGCCAACACTGGACGTGAATAATACCATTTTTAGAGATTGTAATAAAGGTATTTCGGGCATCCTCTCGTCAATCATCGTCGTCCAAGGGTGTATATTTGATAATGTCGTGTTCAGTATTTCTACTGGGTCGTTCTCTGCAACAACGACCCCTTTTAGTTATAGTATAACGAATAACCAGTTTACACGAATCACAGGTAGTGCGATTTTAATCAACTTGCTAAATGTGGGAGCGTATAATACTGCGACCATATCCAACAATATATTCAGTAGCAGGGTTAGTAGTTATACCCCGATAAATACTATTGGAGGCACATTTTCAACATTTAACTACGACTCTCCTGTCCTCGGTCTTTTTGAGAGTATTACTTCGTCTATTAATACACAATTTATACAGAATACTATTGAAGATATGCATATACCAGAGACCACTAGTGCGATTATAACAAATTGCAACACGTTAACCGCTTCATTCAACAATATAGGTTTCCAATCTGTTATTACTGGCACTCCTGGATTGTTTATTAAATGCCTAGATACGGCACCACTCCAACTACCCATCTTATTTCTGGATAGAAACGTGTTTAAAACTCAGGCATATATGGAGTTAGTTGGATTTCCTGCATTAACACCTCCAATACCAGGCGGGTTCGTTGTTCCTACTTTAACATCCAGTCCTACTGCGTCCTTTTTTGATATTAATACATATTCGTCTGGCGTTGACTACGTGATAGATAATACATACGAGACGTATGCTTTTACACAGGCGTTCGCAAACACCATCAGTCTGATAGTCAACCGATCGCCGACAAGGATACAATTTACGAATACCAGCACGGCAATCGGTGCTGTTCTGTATCCGACAATAATAGTTAATTTACTAACGAATACCGACAATCCGCTTACTACTTTTGTAGCATGTGATGGTGTGTCGTTTCCTACCAGCACTCAGATTCGTTTTGGTAAGTCAGGGACATACGATATAGTGTATAATCCAACAACCGACACGCTAACCGCCACGAGACTAGACGACGTTGGTATTGCTACCTTTAATGCCGTCATTTCCACTGCCAGTATAAATCTAACCAGTCCCGCATTCTACAATAGTATCGTTAATTTCACGGGCACGACTGCATCCACAATTACTCTTCCTTCACCTATTACGAATACTCGTAATAACATCTACCTAGGGACATCTATACAGATATTTAACAATACATCCCAACAACAGACCATACAGACGACCGCCAACATTCTAGGTGTATATGGGTCGCAACTCCTGACGATTCCACTACCAGAGAATAGTTGGTATAAGTTAGTTGTGGACGGAACTAACTGGCGAATAAACGAAAGGAGTTCTAACCTAACATATCAACTCCCACTGAGCGTCAACACAGACTTTTCGGCGTATGATTACTTACGGAACGCCACGACTAGGTTCGCTCCGACCACTGCTTTAACCGCCACTATACCTTCACCAGTAAGTGCGTCAGGAGGTTCGTCTGGTCAGACGACGATGAATATTATAAATAACTCCGACCACGTTCTAACCCTATTGTCTCCTTCTAGTATTGATTTTCGTGGTAAATATGGACGTGGCGGTGGAGGGACGAATGATACAATCCCGATGCCCCCACATTCGTCGGTGGTTCTATTTTCAAACGGGACGTTTTGGTTTGCGAATGAACGCAGTTATAATCCGACATACTTTATCACATTATCATCAGTGAGCACAGATGCGTCTACTTTTAATTTTTTTTCGGATGCAACCATCAATATCTCTTCCACGGCGGTGACGAACAATATACTCGTTATACCTCCTCCGACAAGAGGAGAGATTGAGAATGCTACTATTACATTTTTCAACACCTCTGTGTATATTATAGCGCTGTCCATTAATGCTGGGACGTTTGCTGGTAAATATGGTAGCGGGACGACTACTTATCCTGTTCCTGCTAATACCTCCGTTCGGATAGTAACCGATGGGACAAATTGGTTGGTTCAAGAGCGAAGTGGAAACCCAATTTTTAATTTTCTACCTAACGGAACTACTCTTACTTGGACTTCTAGTTTGGAATATTTAGATAGTATTATAGAGTTAGTCCAACCTGATAGTGATTTAATCACTAAAACTCCTATAAGTGGAACTGCATCTCAATCGGTATATACTTTAACTGTTACCGCTTCTACTGGAACGATAAGTATTGGTTCTATTATAACTCTATCAGGTCGGAGATTGATAGTGAGAGCACAATTGACTGGAACTGCTGGTGGTACAGGGACTTATTTAGTTAATTTTCCGCAATCTATTGCTTCTACCTCTTATACTGGTTTTGGAGGAACAGGGTCAGTTAGTTCAGGAACTCTTAGTGTGAATGCTTCACAAATTACTAATATACCTTTATTCACCCCTTCTGGTGCTGTAAATCCTGCAACTACTATAAGTGTAGCAACTGCAACTGCTGTTGCTTCTAATCCTTTTTACGTTCTTTCTGGGACTGGTAGTGGGACGAGTTGTGGTAGTAGTGCTTCTACTAATTCAACCCTCAATCAAACGGGTATTGCCTATTTTTCCACTTCTGGATCTACCATTAATATCCCTCCTGCGACGACAAGTGTTAACCAAATGATTACCTTTAACAATAACTCTAATAATCCTGTTAATCTAACGACGAGTGCTGGAACTGCTTTATTTACAGGTCTTTTCGGTCAGATAACTGGCAGTGGAACTTTCCCTGGAACTTTCCCCAATAATTACTTTTTACGTCCGAGTGAGAGTGTCGTATTAATGAGCGACGGAACAAATTGGGAGACGCAGATTGGAACAAGTTTGAGCGGAGCGAGGTCGTTTATATTACCTGCTTCAGTTAACACTAGCAGTGCTGATAAAACTATTAATACATTAACTAATTTTGCGGTAAGTGATTTAACCTATTCAAGTTTATACGGAGTTCAACTGACTAGTAATGTGTTCGCTAATGCTTATCCTTTCCCTATAAGTGTTAGTATTAGTGTTAATTTATCGTGGGGAAACGCACTAGTTTCCCTTGGAACTACTACAACTATTCCTCAAAGAATATTGTCTATTCAACCGAATAACGCTGGTTCTGGTGTAGGTTCAACGAATAGCAATATTAATTATTTAAACTTTCCTGCTACTATATCCTCTTCTTCTCCTAATACCTTTAGTCCAATATCAGGCACTATTAATCAAAACTCCAGTAGTGTTCTTACTTTGAAACCTGGTGAGACTATTGTTGTTGGAGCAGGTAAAATAAATGGATTATCAGGAACAGGACCGCCAAGTGCATTTGAAACGATACTCCAAGGCACAACAGTTTATATTCAACGTATCTCTTAACCCTCCTTTATTTTTTATCTCTTCATATAGTATAATGAGCGTAGTAAATATTGTTCCTGTTGAAATACCGCAATCTCCTATTATTGAGACTGCTGTTCGGGTGATTGTTTTATCGGTGGATTTAGGAATGTCTGCCTCTATTGACGCACAGATACTTAATGCCGATGGTGTTATCACAGAGGTGAAGCACTTGAAGTTAGAGCAACCTGATTACTCGTTTTGGGGGACGGACGACGAGTTCGTGGTGAATTGGACTTTACGGCAGTTGGGTTTAACGAAACAATAAGG